TTCTATATACGTTTGATAGAAGTTCTTAAATAGTGAGTTCGTAGAACCTCCATAGTCACTTATAGTCCACTCGTCAACTTCATTATCAAAGTTTAGTGTGTAACTTGGAATCCTGTACAACTTAAATCCATCTCCATTATCAAAAACATCATCCTCGACACTAATAATATCTAAGCCGTCTATAGATGCGACTCTAGTTACTATGTTGTCTGTTGTGTTTATTATGTAATCTCCTATATCTGCTGCTGACCCTAAGAAGCTAGATTGAACTTTATATGCGGTTGAGGTTGAGTTAGTACCAGTGTAAAGTGGGTCTTCTACAGAATATCCTCTTTCATTTGTATTAGATGGTCTAAAGTAATTTGACAACTGAGTGTGAGTATTACTTGATGTCTGATAATTTATTCTGTAAGATGTTCCTGTGTTCGTTCTTATACCATAAAACAATACTGGCTTTGTAAGTACAGGGTCAAAATTAGCTGATGGATTCCCTTGAGCCTCATCGTCAGAAGTGTTTGGCTTAAAGTTATCTCCAGCAGAATAACCCCACAGAATGTTAGTTCTTGCATTATCGTCCTCATCAAAAAGTCTCTCGTACTTCATATGCTCGAATGGCAACTTTATCTTGTATGGCTTACCTCTGTCCACACCAGTAGGCTTAAACTCCTCATCGCCAAATATATGTCCAAACGACTCTTCGTGCTGTTTCATCAAAAGGGTTTTAGGCTTCTGATATTCAAAGTCTACCTCACTAAATGGCACTGTCGAATCTATATCGTGCTCTGATGAGTCAACGTACTTTGTTATATCGAATATCTTTGGATTGTCATTGTAGAAGTCGTTAAGAGGCAGCATACGAATCTTTCCGTAGTTTGCATCACTCTCATCGTCTATGTAGTAAACAGTTAGATTAAACATCTTGAGTAATCCAGAGACGAAGTCCATCACCTTCATTTTAGGCATCTGCGTAGAGACTATTATTCTACCTACAGAAGAGAGTACACCGCAAGAATAATTACCTTGAATAATTTCAAATATAGGGTCATCAGGATAGTCTTGCTCCTCTCTTTCCACACTTGCATTCATTGTGGGAGTAAAGTATAACAGCTCTGAGGTTCTTATTACAAATTTAAGAGTGTCACTCTCAAAGTCTTGTGGGTTACCTCCGAAAACGTGAGTTGTAGTGCCTGTATTTTTTGATGCTGTAGAATAAACAGAGCCATCTCTATAGAAGTCAATGTCATATTCTATATCGTCATATGTAGCGGAGGGTGTTATTGTTAGGCTTAATCTGAAATTAGAGTAACATATGTCATTAGGGTAACATTCAGTTCCCTCATTATATTTAAAATCCTCTCCGTTAGGTAATATATAAAGCACACTCTCTCCGCTTGTTTTAGACCAAGAGCCTAATGTTTTGGCGTTATTTTGTCCACCACCTGCTTTACCCTTTTCCTTACTAAGCCACATATATAGATTGCTCATAGCTCCAGTGGATATAAAATCAGAATCAACAAAGTCTATTCCGTACTTTGTTTCTATAGCAGATATAATATCCTTTACTTTCAGGGCAGGCTTTAGCTGGTCGTATCTAAGCGCAACTTTTATGTTATGGGAATTATTGCTGTGATAGGCTAAGTCTCCGTCAAGAGTTGTTGCGCTGTGATTTGTGTCTGAGTTGTAGTATAATCTTTGAGTGTGTGTTATGAGGGGATATATGATTGACTCTGAGAAATATCCAGTAGTAAGTCCAGTCTGCACGTCTGAAGCCCCGTAGTCGTGGTCAAATGCGCTTAGGTCTAATTGACTTATTTCGTCATCTCCAAACAAGTCGCTTATTGTAACCGTGTTACCAAAGAAAGTCACATTGTATGAATGTACTTTGTTGTTCTTCATCTTTACGCCATTCAGAAAGACTTTACCTCTTCTAAAGGGTATGTAATTTATCTCTAATACAGCATCTACTTTCTTTCTAGCATCAAATGCACCATCAGATATAAAGTAATTGTCAAAGTGCTTAAATATCTTATTATTAGACTTAGAAGCTGGTAGAGTGAATGACTGAGAGAAATCAGTGAATACTTTAGATATATCACGAATGTCTTGTATCTTAGACGTAACAGAAATCGTTTCGTCTTCAAAGAAGTCCACTTGCTGAAAGTCTCCTTGAACTTGGTCTCCATTTACTATTGTTACAGGTTTTATGTATAGATTTACCTTATTCATTAGCGAATAGTATTTATCTTATCAAATGCAAAGTCGAATTCTACCGTATAGTTTACGAGCTTATCATTAACTCTGGTTTTAAATTGTAATGATTGTGTTTTAGGGCGTAATGGTAAATAGCTTGATGAATCATCTGGGTCTCGCATCCAAACGTATTCCGACAACATCAGCTGCCTAAACACTTCGTTGAAGGATTCATCTACATATCCAGTATTCATTACAACACTCTCTTTACCTACTAAATCTAAAGTCACCTCTTGATGCCCAGATGAATTATAACTTGGTGTGGATGTAGAGAAATTCATAACAGAAGATTTATACGTGGTTGAGCTAACCTCTATAGACTTACTGCTTCTTTTGTCAAACCACATTTCTTGTAATGCACCAAATTTATTTATAAACGACACTTTTACTGGTGTGTATTTACTGCAATCTAAGTCGAATACATTTATAGTTGTATCGGCAGTTCCCCCTCCAGAATCATAATTAACAACCACCTTGTTGAATGTCGATGGAGTTAACCCTGCATTAACATAAGATATTTTGTTTGTTGAATTAGTAGTACTACTTATGTTTTCTGTATGCACTAAAGTTGCTCCATTATAGTATTTAAGAGTGTTAGTGTCTTCTCTGAATACTGGCACAACAATTTGGTAGTCACTTGGTCTGTATATGATAGTATTAGATTGAAGTAAAGAACGACTTGGCTCAGGATTCGCTCCCTCATTAAAATAACCATATCCATCTACAGCTAAGAATTGATTAGTAACAGAGGGGCTTATGGTTGGGGAAGTTATGGACACTCCATTTTCATTTATAGCAGAAATTGTAGCTTTTACCCAAACACAATTAGTTGTGGCAGAGCCAGTGTAGTAATCGTTTTTAATGTAATCCCTAATAAGTTCTGCAATCTCAAATACAATGTAATTATTTTCTTCAAGCTCTGACTTGGTTATTGTATATTTAAGTTGAGTTGAGCTCGGAGATGATATAAAATTCCCGCTATATATGTGAAGCGTTAATGTAGCCTCTTGAAGATTGCTATCTGAGACTTTTATGTAAAACGGACTCCTTGTATTGATTATTTGTGCCATTCTATTTCTTTAGTTCGTAAGTGTTTCCCTTTCTAATATAACCAGCATCAATCATTATTGTATCTAAGTCTACTAATACGTCTTCAACTAGGTATTCAGATATGTTTGATGATATTAAGTCATTGTACTTTTGCGCTATCGCTGACAAGTATTCTGTTTTGTTTATACCTCTACGATAAATCTTTGTGCTTATGGCGTAAGCTACGCTTCTTAGGTTAGATTCAGTTCTCTGTAGAGTTTTTCCTTTTGCGTCTGTCAGTGTCTTTACCTTTCGACTAACCCATCCTACCATTTTGTCTAGTGGAGGTCTATAACCTCCGTCTGTACCGTCATCTATTGCGTGAGCATAAGAAAGACCTTCCATATTAAACTCGCCATTAGATTTATCTACAGCCTTCTTTAAGCTGTTGGCTAGATTGCCTAAGTCAGTAATAGCTGCGTTAAACCCACCTCTACTGCGAGACCTGTCTAATTCCCCTTTAGTGAACTCAATCATATCCTCTATGAGACCTTCTAAGTATGCTTCGGTATTTTTGAGTTCTATATCCATTATCTACAAGCGTCTCCTGTTGCGTTAATAAGCTGCATATCCGTATTGGCGGTCTCTATAACTAAATCCATACTCCAACCAGCTAATAGATTCTCAAATCTGTCCTCAAACTGAGTGGCAGATGCGTTAGAGGTAAGTTGGTATTTGTCGGTATATAAGTCGCCTCTACGAAGAGATGATTGCAATCCATTGATTACTGTAAGCTGAGTGTTAAATACATCGTGCTTGTTGTCTAGCCCTCTGTATGGAGTGGAGGCAGCAGCTAGTTTATCATCTTTACTCTCGTTTACGATGTCCATACAAATCACTTGCAAAGAGAACGTCATTATGTGCTCAGAGAAAGTTACATTCTGTATGTTTACGTGCGCTAGTGGGAATATAGTTTGTTTGGATAAGTCCACTTTAAATATATCGCCAAATGTAACTGTATTGACCGATGGACTACCATCAAGATATGTGTTTAGCTTCTCTATTAATTCGTAATATGCTCTCATCGTTTATATGCTTTCTTAATCATCATTGCTTCTAATTCGTTTTTCTCTTTCTCAAATGTTAGGTAGGTGAGGCACTGGAAGAGTGGACTCTCGGTGACATCATTGAATCTAAGGACATCCCCTTGAGCAAGTGCGTAAATTGATTGATACCATCCCCACTTTGAGCCAAAGTTTGCTTGAGCAGATACGTCTGTTCCTCCGTCAGATTTTTCTGTATAAAGCTCGGGATAGCTTTCAACAACTCCATCCCTAAAGCGTAAAAAAAAACCATAGAACTCATTGCTACATCTAGTGGCATCTCTTTCATTAGTTCAGATATCTCGTCACTTGGTTCGTATGGCGCAATAGTATATTTCTCTTTACTGCGATAATTTACTGGTCTGTACAATACTGCCATAGCTTTGTGCATTGTTTCCCATTCAACTACGTTAGATTCCAAGTCTACATACTCGCCAAGAGATATATTCTCTATGTTTGGTATAAAGCCCATAGGAACGTCAAGTAGTTTGAAGTGGCGAATAATATCAGGTTTCTCTTCAAACGCCTTATTGATAATGCTAAGAACTTTATCCGCCTCAGCTAAAGGAATCTTTAATACGTCTTTGAATTCAACATTACAGAATATCTCAATAGTCTTCATATTGATAAACTCTGCTGCATTCTCATCATTCTTGTTCTGGTCAAGTATCTTTAAGTACTTTTGATACTGTCCGAGCGTTATGTCAGAAAGTGCGTCTGGAACTGATAATTGTATTTGTGCGTTATTCGCCATATTAAATTAACTTTTATGTTTGTTAGTGTTTGCCCAACTGTCTGTATGGCACAATATATAATACATTAGTATAGTATAGTACATTGTATAGTATATAGTACATTGTATAGTAGAATACATTGTACAGTGTAAAAAGAATATATAGTACACTGTACTCTATAGTACATTGTATTATACGGATAGCTTATCTCCATTGTAAAAGTGTCTGTATAACTCCCATATCTTTTCAGACCACTCATCCTTATCATACAGCTTGGGCGAAACTATCTTTGATGCGCCATTATCAATAACTATCTTGAACTGATTGGCAGATGGGATAGGGTAGATTCGTATGTTTCTTTCCATACACCAGCTAAATGCCTTTAATGACTCTGGATGATTGTTTAAATCTATTACTTTCTTCTTGCGTTTTGCCATAAAACAAATATACGAATATAATTTGTAAGTGCAACACATATGATATAGTACATTGTACCCCCTATTAGATTCATAGGGGTATTGAATTCAGTTGGCAGATGGAAGGTAGGCTGTGTATAGAGTTGAGGTATATTAGCTGCTGGGGTATCATTACAGGCAGAGTACCCCATATAAAGCCATTTAAGGCTATTTAGAGGCGTTTTAAGAGCATAACGGGTGTTGTGTGGTATGTTGGTATGGTTGGAGAGGAGAAACGAGCTAAAAACGATAGAAAAATATACCTATTTAATATGAATTTAACCCAGCCAAACAAATTAATATCCTGAATAAAAACAAGATAACAAAAAAACCATACAAAAATATGGGTATAAAAAGACCCTCCGAAGAGGGCCAAACATAATGAAAAATACTATTTTGTTTAATTTATTGCCAACATTTCGTCGGTTTATTGCTTAGTGTATATACACCTTGGCCACTTAACCTATACTCATTTAACAAGTACTTTGCCTCTGTGAGGTCTTTTGCCTCGTCTATTGTCTCGGTCGGTTGGTTGTCGTATGTGAAATTTATATATCGTCTCATCTCTTTATTATGTTTTATTAAGTGTTCAAACTGTATTTTGTTAGCCATAACTAAAAATTTTCTCTTATATATGTTGAAAGTAATAGCTCGTTTTTTACACTAGATTTACCGTTGTCATCTTTCAATATCTTCCTAACAAAATTATCTTCCAAAACTATATTCGGTAAAATATTATGTTCGTTACATATGAATAAAAAGTCGTTGCGTGTCATATTAATTCAAGTTTACAAGTTTATATTCTTTACTCTTTATTTTCTCTTTCGTTTCTTGTGTGCCTTCATTCAAAAATTCATTACGATATTTTGAAGTAGTGCGGGAATAATCCCAGTAATACTCATCGAGCTGCGTCTTTCCGTTGTAAGGTTTGAAAGCAATGATGGAGCGATAGCTTTGAAAATACACGCCCTTATCGGTATATATTTCAAACTGGTTTGCAATAGGGTTGCCTGTTCGTGGGCTGGTCATCTGATTTACTTTTATTTTTTTCATCTGTTTATGTTTTAAAATATTAATCTAAATAATATGTAAAGCGGTGCAAATATACACATAATTTTTACCGCCTTAAATGTTAATCTATCTAATTTCATAAAGAAATTTTCGATTATATCTTCTCTATCGTTTCTCATATTATTAAAAATTAAACGATACTAAATTAATGTTATTTATTATGGTAATGATACCGCCCAAAATAATTGGTACAAATACTCCAATTATAGTCCAGAAAATTACTTTGTCAATTGTGTTGTTGTTTACTTTTTTCATCTTATTATGTTTTATGTTGTTTTTAATTATAGTGTAAATATACACAAAAAAGTTAACAAATCAGACTAAACCAAACTATTTATTTAATTTATATCTATTCTAAATAACTACGCTCACCTATATATACTATATGTACGTGCGTGCGTTATTTACGACAATTTGCCAACATATCCAAATATTAATACAATTTAGAACCAGTCTACACAACTGAATTGACCGAGTTCATTATTCCCATTGAATTGCGCACCGATTGAATCTATTATATATATTAAATTCACAGGGTACGCAACTCAACAGGGTATTGAATTTACTTTCGCTCATTCTTCGTCTTCTTCCATTAATTCTTTCGCCTCCTCCATTAATTCGTCAAAATCAAAATCGTTGTTGTGAATTTCCTCCAGAAGAGCGCAATAAGCTACTTGTGAAATGTTGGTGCATTCTAAGTCAAAGCTACTCCAATCGTATGCGCCCAACTCATCAATTATCTCGATGGAGTCTGAATAATAGATAACTTGGTTGTCGATATCTTGACGAATCCAATCATCAAGCTCGTACTCTTCCGTAATATCCTCAGAGACCATCGCATCAATTATCTCTTCTCTTAAATCTGTTATATATCTGTTTATATTAAATCCCATTCTATTTATATTTATTATTATTATTATTATTATACAATGATTATCCTTGCACAATGATTATCCTTGCACCTGTGTACGATTATCCTGTACTTCTCGAATAAATATTCGGTGCTTCTGAATATCTATATTGTACTTCTGGCAAATTATCTTTAATAATTCTACTTTATCATTGGCGTTAAATACTGCGCTGGTATTCGCCAGACTTGGAATGTTTACTTTAAACTGTTTCATATTATATCAATTATATATTCATCGTCCACACAATAGTGGCTCATTACTTCTCCTTTAAATTCCCCATCATCATAAACCCCCTCGAATCCACAATAAGGGCAACTATCATAATATCGTTTCATTTCTACATTTTTTTGCTAATCTATCTACTCTACATTCCAAATGCACGATATAATCCATAAATGCTTTTACATAGTATGAATCGTCTGTATTCATTTCTTCTATTCTATATTCGAAATAATTGAATCCATCGTCAACTATATCCAGTAAGTTATATTGTTTCATTTTCTATTTCTGTTAAGTGATTAATAAGCATATTCAAACCAGACACAATACCTCTGTGTTCTGCCATAGTGTGCGAATCGTTTACCCATTCATCGTCTGAAATAATATCAATAGATATCATCTTTATCTGTTTTAAACTATATTGTCTCATTTACTATATTTTTAAGTTCTTCTATTTTCTCTTTGTCTCGTTTCTCTTTCTCTTCAAACGCCAACTCAATTATATTAGGCAACCAATCCACCAGAGTATAGGGGTCAATCGTAATTGAATTATACTCGTTGGAAAAACATACGCCATCATCATCAGCGTGGAGCGTAGTTATCTCATTTATATATATCCAGTTGTGTTCCATATTACATTCTTAATTTAATTTGTTCATATACAATGTTCGACAATCTTTCAGCATCGTGAACATCAAGGTCGTGTCCAAACTCATCATATACATACTGCATAATTTCTATATTCTCTATAATTGTGTCGGCACATTTAGATACTTTATCTCTAATGTTGTGTACTTCTTTAGTGTTCCCTTCGTGCGTGTTTAGTTTTACTTTCATATTATTTATATTTAACTTAATTCTATTATATCATATTCTAAATCGTAAATGTCGTCATTTACTTCCATCAACTCCATTAGGTAATTGCACACCATACCCAATAAAATAGACTTGTCATCATCATCATCATTAGCACGTTCAATCAAATCATCAACTCCATTATAAAATGACATAAACCCAGAACGTGAAACTAATTGAGGATTAGCCCATTCTTTAAAATCATCATTTATATAAGTCAGTAATTGATTAGAAACATCTGGCACTACATTAGCTTTTATTTTATCAGTAGTATAATTGTAATATCTCGGAGAATCTAATCCAGCGAAAAACAATTCAATGCCTGTCTTATCTGTGAATCTGTGTAACCATTTACAAGCATAACTAATAAAGGTACTTGCATAATTTACATTATCATAATCAATACCATACGCATCGCATCTATTGTCAATATACTCTTCGTGATATCCATAAAAGCCACCGAAATCAATTTGTATTTCCATTTTATTTATATTTAAAATTGTTATACTGCAAACATAAACAGAAATTTATTTCCCAATGTTAAGCCAATGTTAAGAAATTGTTCTATATTTGTAATTCAATAGTTTAATTCATAATTGAGTACTTATTTTAAGTTTTATAAAGTACCCTATTCGGAAGAGTAGGGTATTTTTTTTATGCCTATTAAATTCACAGATATGGAACAAACAAATACAGGGGGTGTTAAATTCACAGGAGATTATTTTGATGAAGCAATAGAATATGTACAAGAAAAAGAAACGACCCCAATTAAATTCACAGAGACCCCTATTAAATTCACAAGGAAACAAACACCTGTTTATAGTGGAGTGCTTAATTATTTCCCTGATGCGATAAGAGAAGTTGCTCAATGTTCTTATATGGGAAATCAGCAACACAATCCAGATAAACCTCTGCATTGGGATAGAAGTAAATCTGGCGATGAATTAGATGCACTAACTCGCCACTTACTTGAGGCTGGTACAATAGATACAGATGGGGTGCGCCATTCAGCTAAAGTAGCGTGGAGAGCTCTTGCTAATCTACAGAAAGAGATAGAGCGTTCTAACGAAGAACATACATCCCCTTCGGAACAGAGCGAGTAAGTAGGTATTGAATTGCATACCGACTTCCGTCGATGCTGTGATTCCAATTATCCTGTGGAATACTACCCTTTAGTTTCCAAGCGTAATTATTGAACTCCTTAATTGTATTGATGGATTCTTTGTCTATAACAATATTGTAATCTTGCATTAAGGCGATTCCTGTCAATATACTTCCCTTCTTCTTTATCGTTGGCGTTATATTGAGTCCTTTAGTCTTCAGCTCACTTATTAGTCGAGGCTCACTATTGTCGCACACTATAAGCTGTTTTCCTGCGATTCTACGGCACATCTCGAATATGTTGGAGGTAGACATACCTGCTTTGTAGAAGTGCTCTTTAATCCATATTATTTTGCGTGTCTTGTCTATTGCAATTTCAGTAAGTACTGAGGGGTCTGTTGAGAAACCAAAGTCGAGACCAAAGATTGTATCTTGATTGTCATCGAACTCTCCAATGCGCCAGTGAGTAAAGATAACTCCTTCAGCCCTATCTAACCAGCCACCTAATATCTGGTGCTTATATTTATCTGGTCGTCTAGTTCTCATATCCTCCACTTGCGCCACAAATGATTCAGACAAATGCATCCTGTTATCTAAGTATGTAGTGTGTACATAATTCACATTCTCATTCTCTCCGTTGTGACCATCTGGAATACCTCTGTTCTGAAAGAACCTTTGATATATCCAGTGTTCTTTTGTAGTGGGGTTTAGAATTAAGATACATCTGTTCTGTATTCCCATAGCTCGAACTGAGTAATCTATCTTATCAAACGACTCTTCATCTGTAAGCTCCTCCGCCTCATCCAATACGAATGTGGTGACACCCTGAATGGACTTTAGCTTTGCAGTTTGGTCTCCACTGGCTGTCTTGATACCACTAAAGAATATACTACTCCCTGTAAGGTTGTTTATGATTTCAGTCTTTGTGACAGTAAAGTTACCGCCAATACCCATAAGGTCTAACTTCTCCAGAAACTCTGGTATAATAGACATACTTGCTGAAGTCATAGTATATCGAGTAAAAAGTATCTTATGTCCTTTTTCGTAAGTGAGCAATACCAAAAAGGTATTTATCGCAAAAGACTTTCCACTACCTCTACCGCCAGTACATATATGGTATCTGGATGGAGATTCGAATACCGAGTGATATTTAGGATTGAGCTGAACATTTTTCATCGTTTGGTGTGAGGGTCTAAATTGCAAAATTCACATTGCTCACTACACCTGTCTCTACCAACCTCATACTCAACGCAATCGAAATCGCTTTCTTTCCTTCCATTAAAGAACGGAGAGTAACTATGCTTTATCTTCTTTGCCATCGTCTTGTGTTTCAGATTCAATATCAATAGTCTTCTCTGGATTAAGGAATGAGATTACAGGAATGTTCACCTCCTGTTTTACATTCAAATCCTTTTGTTCTTTTGGCTTACCATACTTGTACTCCCAAAGAAGTCTCAAGTGTGGGAATGAATCCTTACTCATATTAGCTAGAGATTCCCAAGCCTTCTTCTCACTGCCAAAGGCACGTTTCATTGAACCAAGAGCGAAGTTCTTTATCTCCTCCTCTTTAGCTTTAGGCTTGCGCCCTTGTCCTCTTGACACTCCCTTAACAGCTCCGTTACCTCTGCGACCATCAGAATACTTCTTGTGCTCTTCTTTTACAATAGTCGGTTTGTTTGCCTTTGGTTCTGGTTTAGGTTTAGGCGCAGGACTATTCTTAGCCTCCTCCTCCTTACGCTTCTTGTCAGCTAACCACTTCTGTGTTTTGGAACTTATAACTCCCTGTTTCTTAAACTCTTGCTCTTCAGACATACGCCACCTTTAATTAAAGTAACTACTTTTTTTCATCAGTGTTTTCTTCTTTAGGCAACTTGTCAATTATCGCCTGAATCATCATATAGAGATTAGAAGTAGCTTTCTCCAGATTAGCTATCCTTTGAGCCTGAGTCCATTTCTTTTGCTTCATCGTTTATTATTTAAGTCAACGTATGTAGAACGCTTATTGGTTCTGTGGTATTGATAAGTGTTTTTCCATTCAGGAATAGGGATGAACTTCACATCCCTGTCTATCTCCTCTTTTGTTTTACGTCTTCTATTCGCCATATTAAGATATTGATTGATATACTTCTGTTTGTTGATTACGAGGCTTTATCTCTTGTTTAGCAACCTCGACTAACATACGAAGTTTGTCAGTAATCTGCTCTACCTTGTCTTCGGGCAAGTCTCCAATTATATCAGATATCTCTTTACACTCTCTTATAACTCTTCTCTGAGAACTAAGTTGAGATTCAAGAAGTTTGTTCTTTAGGTAAACATCCGAGATGGCTTCATTTTGTAAACTAATCTCTCTTGTGTACTCACTGACAACTGTATGATATCTAATTTTAACCCAATCCTCTGACTTAACAATGTTATTAAACTGGTTAATGCTATACAATATAGTGGCGTGATTCTTTTTAAACATCCTGCCTATCGCAGTGTAACTGTATCTGTGGAACTGTTGTAGGACTTTATACATAATCATTCGTGCATATACAACCTCTCTAGTTCTATTGTTTTTTAATGGGTCTACCTTGCAAACCTCTTGTGTAATATCTCTTAATATATCAAAGTCAATGTTCATCTAATTCATTTTTATATTCAACGTAAGCGTTCGTAATACCTTGACACATTTCGTAGTCTTCCATTTCCTTGAAGTGGTCGAGTAGAAGTCTTAACTCATCTACTCGTAGCACTCCAAGTCTTAGAGACAAAAGGAAATTGTCTTTATGGTCTTCAATTATTGATTTGTAGTCATCTTCTATCACAGCGTTCCTCTAATCGTGTAGTTGTGCAATTCGTTCATACCGTTCTGTATTTCGTTAGTATAAACCTCAACTGCTTGCTCAACCAAACTTTCGCCTAAGTTATAAAATTCTTCTGACATATCAAAGATTCCAATGTCATTAGTTCCCTTGTCAACTGCTATATAAAAGAAGTCAGTGTAATCCACATTGAACAACTGGCAGTAGATATACGCTTGACACATATATTTATAGTCCTTAGCACTCCAATGGAATTTATTTATGTTCTGGCACGTTTTTAAATCTACTATGCGCCCTGAACCTAAAGCATCTGCCTTAGCTCTGAATGGCTTGCCAAACAACATCCCTGCTGCTGGAACTTCCTTCTTAGTTCCATCTAACAGCTCAGTAGCGTGTTTATTGTTGGCGACTGCTTCAGCTAGGTACATAGCATTATTGTACTCCTTTATTGTATATGTCTCAGAGTTCTGGCTAAGTGCCTCTTTGAACGCCTTAGTGTTTCTACTCTGTACATCTACGAAGTTTAACTCCTGAAACTTCTCAGGCTCTAACACAGCGAGGTGCACGAGTTTACCTTGCAATAGCGCAGGGGTGTCGTCTCTTTGTCTTAATGATTTAATGTAAGCCTTTGGAGAATCCAAAAGTTTCTTTACTGAGCTACTACTAAGAGCGTACTTTCCTAAGTAACCATAGTAGAAGTTGTCATCATCCATTTTCTTTAGCAGTTCATCGTATTCCCAGAACTTGCCGTCTGTAGTCATTAATGTATCTTTCATATCTATTCTTCTTTTATTGTTCCATCAGGATAAACCCAAAAACCACCTGATAAGTAAAGAGGCTGCCCTCTAAATCCTTCAGGCGCAAGTTCAACTAACGATTCGTACATATCTAAACCTGCCTGTCTCATCAATTCTTCGTTATCTTTCATATCTATTCTGTTTCAAATTCAGCGTGTTCTCCACACAAATTACATATACCAGTGCCATCTATCCATTCAGGCGCACCGCAACAATTACTCTCTCCCATAATTCCAAGTGTGAGGGTGAAAGTCATTGAACACACTCCACAACATCTCTCTTGTGGCTTGTTGCTTTTGCTTATATTCATCTGTCTGCATATAGGCTCTCTCTTCTTTAGCCTCATAGTACTGTCGCTCCATATCCTCATAGAACGCTCTCTTAGCCTCGTCACCTGCTTCGAGTTGTTGTCTCTCAATAAACTTGATAAATTCTTCTCCTGATTTTCCCATTATTCCTCTGTATTATAATGTTTACTTAATAATCTAATAACTTCTATTAATGTCTCTGATACTTGATAGTTATTGCCAGAACTCAACTTAACTAGCAACTTAATATCGCACCTAACTTTATTCTTCTTATCTAAATAAGGTAGCGAATTCAACTCTTCAAGGAAGACACCCTTTTTGTCGTGGCGTGCTATAGACTCGATAACCTGAGAGTCCTTCATCGGATTACCAAGTGTTTTTAATCCCGATATATTATATGTAAAACTTACTGTATCTAAATTACTCTTCATTACTTTATGTATTTAATTGTGTAACTAATAAACTTCTCTATCCAATTAAGGGCTATCCTTAATGGTGTCTCTACTCCGTGATATACAGTAAGGAGTAGGGTCTCTAAGCAAAAGAACACAACGAGTGTTATGATTGCTATAGATGCTCTTACAAGATTAAGGGGGTATCGTATAATTCTCTTTATAGTCATCTGTACTTGATTTGAGTACAAATATATAAAAGAATTATCTAATAAACAAAATTGTTAATTACTTTTTTGGATTAAACTGGTCTTTCCAGATTGTTTGGCATACGGCATAACGCTGGTCTCTATCTGGGTTTTCTTCTCCCATCTTAGCATTACCCATACATCTTTGAATGAAGTCTTTGTTTTTCTCGTATTTCTTTGGTCGTAGTAGTGGCATATTGAAATAACAATATAATTGTCAGTTGTTTCTCATTATCAGTGACGCATCACATTCATTTAGTAGGTAAACATATTTCTTTACTTTAGCGTCACTCCATAATGTTGTCTTTGGACAGGGTATAACTTTTTTGTTTAGTTTAGTGAAGTTGTTTAAGTGAAATATATAACTACCTTTTGGGTCACTAACGTAATATAACTTAACAATGTCGGTATCTAAATTCATAAGAGCTTTATATTTATACTCTTCTAGCATCTTACTATAGTAATATGAATCCCTGAACTTCATCTCTATAATACACTTGTTACCTTTAGGTGTATATCCTTTTGCATCCCAGTGAGACATACCTTCTCCAGTCCACTGTAAATTCCATCCATAGGTATTCAATGTGGATACTGCGGACTTCTCAAGAGAATGTATATCTCTAATCGTATTGCTTTGCATACTCTTTATATATTTTATATAACTTATCGTGAATACTATTTATAAAACAAGGTGTACATCTTGTTGGCTTTGCCTTCTGGTGTAACACTCTGTTATATGTAGCAATCAATCTCTTTTGCTGGTCTGCCGTAATCTCAGGAGGTGTAGTGGTAAAATACCAGTGTAGAAACTCAAACTCCTCTTCATTTAAGCACTCTGGGTTTGCGTAAGGAAACATCTTATTTAGTATGTCCTTACGATTTTCGCACCCACAATCCTCTCCTAGAGCCCACTTAGCGATTTTATCTACGCCAGTAGCTTTGAACACCTTCTCTACAGTGTCACCTAATCCTTTACTACTTTTTGTTTTTGTACTCTTTGTAGTCTTCTTCGAGCTTTTGCCTGATTTGCGCTTTTGCATTTGATAGTGTATTAAAAATTGAACTTAATGTTATGTTTGTTTCGCTTGATATATCTCTCATCGACATATCGGTTCTGTAATATAGTTCGAACATCTTTCGGTCATACCAATACCAACTGTCCATTATTGAATCTACATTATTAAATATTTTCTCAAGATACTCTTTTCTGTCCTCTTCACCAAAATCCTCCTCACAATAGTAAAACTTCTCTAGTGATGGAATATGGTCGTCTATATTGACAGTCCTGTTATTCTTATTTAACTTAGCGTAATAAAGATTCCTCAGTGTCACATATATATAGAAAGTGTTTACCTCAGTCTCATTATACATAATCTTACTAGGGTCTTTAACATAATCGAATATCCTAACAAACATCTCCTGAACCAACTCTTTCGAGTTCTCATCGGACAACTTAAAGGACTTCGCCATATTCAACCAGTCATAGTATTTTTCAGCTAATTTATCTAATAGCTCATTCTTCGTCATAATCTAAAAGTAACAGTATTTGTTCCAATGAGTTGCACACTGCATAATTTCCACCCCACTTGAGTGAGAAATCTAACTCATCTTTCGTTAATCTCTGTTGACTCTTAGATTTGTTCCCATCTTTAAGCTCTATAAGGTAATTAGAATTCATATAACCAACTATAATATCAGGCGCACCTTTACCAAGTTGGTGTGTATGTAAAACCGATATACCTCGCTTTCTCAATTCTTGTACTATTTCTTTTTGATTTGCATCTACTCTAGCTTTCTTTCGCATCTTTTAGCATCAATATCGTTAAAGGGTGTGTACCCATTAAAGTAATATCTCTGCTCCTTCACGTTGAAGTTTATTGCTGTAACATCCTGTGGAACTCCAACTAGCTTTTGTTTCTTAATCTTTTGTGTACCAAAGATAACACTTGTATCTGAGAAATCCAAAGCCCTATTTGGTCTCCATACATAAGCTACATTATCAGCCTTATCTGCAAACGTACCTCCACCTTTAATCTTATTAACATCTGGCTTATAATATCTACCATCCTCAGTCTTTTGTGGTGTAACTTGATGCGCCACTAAATTCACACTAATGTCGTTGTCTATTGCAAACCTCTTTAGTTCAGACATAAACCTACTGATGTATAAGTCTTCTCTCTCACCAGAAAACATCTTATGCTGAACTGTATTGTAGGGGTCAATGATTAGCGACCTAATTCCCTTTTGACGAACTAAGAACTTAGCACGCTCAAAGATATTGTCAAGTGTAAAGTATTTCTTAGGATATATAACAAAGAAGTGTTTCTTCACAAACTCAATACCCTCTTTGTACTCCTCTTCAGTCATCTGGTGTGAGTAGTATGGGTCAGCACTTTTACCTATGTACATCTCTATAATATCGTTAAAGAAGTCTCGCATAGGCATATTCTCTGGCGTAAAAACAGCAAACTTCCAGCCATCGTGAAACGCCTTAATAGTCGCCAGTTGATTAAGAAACAAGCTCTTTCCTTCATTCTGATATCCTGTCCAGATAGTAATCTCTTGCTTTCTCCAAGTCCACGCCTCATCTACAGAAGGAATGTAAGTAGTTGTGCCTCTTTCTTGACCATTATTAAAACCGTCTAGCATAGAATCCATAACATCCGTTACTTCAAACACACCCTCTAGTTTAGGGTCGTGAGCCGTTTTAAGACGCTTTCTGAGACTATCTATCCCTTCCTGTAGTAAGACTTCGTTAGCGTCCTTAAACGGTCTTAAATCAACTAATTTACATTTAGATGCGCCAAATCGTCTAAGCAATTCTCTTTCCAATAGGCGACCATTATCATCATTGTCAGTAGCTATGTAAATCTTTTTAGCTTGGTCAAACACCTCATAACAGTTAGAAATGCACTCTAACTTCTTATCAATGTTCTTGTCATCTTTGTTAGGCGCACCCATATTCACAGAAGTGTGAAAGTCAATACCTGCAACTTCCCACGATAGTGAATCTAATTCGCCCTCACATATAACGATTGACTCTGATTCTTTAACTCTGTCGTAGTTATAAATCATCGGTTTAGCATCTTTCGCCTGAGTAAAGGTCTTTCCGTTAATACCTCTAGTCTTGTAATTTATAAGGTTGTTATCTTTAAGATACGCAAATGCTACACTCTTGTTATCCTTTGTAGATACAATTTTATTCTTCTTAATCACCTCATCAGTGATACCTCTGTCATTCAAGAATTGACGACCTTCTTTCTTTAGGCTCGCCAGATAATTCTTGCTAGGAGATTTATAAACTTTCTTAGGTTGTTCCATTGTTACATAATTTTCTCTGTCATTTACTTTACCGCTAAAGCCACACTTGTGGCAGTTATATAATCCTTTCGCCAAATTAATAGAAAGACAAGTGTCCTTCCAATTCTCTTTACCTAATCTGGCGCATTGAGGACATTTTACTTTCTGCTCTACTCTATTTCCCTTCGGTTGAATACCTAATTCGGAAAATTTTATGTCAATCGTTTGCATATTTGATTTTTATTTTGTTTTTTATAAGTATTATAATACAATGTATAGTATATAGTACATTGTATAGTATTTTATTTACTTACTATACATTGTACTCTATAATACAATGTATTAAGTACTATACACTGTATCACAGAGAGAACGGTATTTCGGATTTATATAAATCTTACGTTCTTTACCATCGTTCCCTACACTCTTAGTAACCCTTGTCACAAACTCTTTCTCCTCAAGTCTTGTAAGGATTCTATAGAAAGTCCTGTCTTTGATGTCAAGACTCTCGCATATATGTTTACTAGTGGCGTAACAGTACCCTGTCTTATTCGCCAATGAGCAAACGTAACTAAATACAGCATTTTCCTGTAGATTCAAATCTAAGTCGCTCATAATTAATTTTATAAATTTAGGTCTCATAATAAAAAAGGGGAGGCGAACCCCCCCTGATTAGTTTAGAAAGGGAGGTCACTATTCTCCTCCACAGCTTGTTTAACTGGAGCACTTGCCTCGCCTTTAGGCTTCCAAGTGTTTACCTTTACGTTATGCGTTTTACCATACATCGGCTCTTTCTTAGGCTCGATTGTAAGGCGAACATATCGCTCTCCGTTATACTCATACCAATGGTCTCTTAGTTTGCTCTCTGAGATGCTAAAGTTGATTCCACTGAAATTGTCTGGCTTTGTACCAGTTCCTACATAAATTGCTTGTTGATTATCCATATTTAAAAATTAAGCGGTTAATAATTGTTCTACTTTCTTACTTACTTTGTACTTCTTTCTAATGTCTTGAATCGACACTTTACCTGTACCCAATGCAGCTTTTGCGTTGTCAAACTTAACTCCACTGTCAGGCAACCAGCTTAAATCATCGCTAGACGTATTTATAGCCGTTTTACCGTGCGTATTAGTTGCATCTGAGTCTTTGGTATCGTCAATCAAAAATAAGCCGTTTAAGGCGTATTTGCGTGCATAAGATGAACTTGACCCAAATGATTGAGCTATGTCCATACCCTTCTTGTTAGTGTCAATACCAGCTTGAGCATTAACCATAACAGTTTCGCTGCCATCCGTTAGTTTAGCCGTAGCTGAAACGAATAGTGCGCCTTGATTCTCTATAAAGTCAGAGATTGTTAGAGCTAACTTGTGCTCTACTAATAGAGGTTTTACTGCCTCTAAGATGTCCTCACAGCTTCGATAGTTGTACTTACCGAAGTTGTTCTTTTGATTCTTTGGTGCTTTCAGTCTCCCCTGAATGTCCACCAACTTCTCATAAATAGTCATAGGGCAAATGTACAAATCCCAACTGACACCACCAAATAATTATTGGATTAAATCGAAATTATTGAAGTTGTCTTTGTATTTATTGGTAAGTGAGAACCTCATAGCTTTCTGACCCTCATTCTCGATTATAAAGAATCCATCGTATTCATCAAACCAAACAGCAAAGTAATCGCACAAGTGAGCTGGATAACCTCCGCCATCCCTATGAAGCGTTACTCTTGTATTATTATGCTCAGGGTCTTTTTGTCTATCGGCACTCACATATTTTATCTGTACCTTAAACATAACTCCATCCTTCTCTAATACACAGTCGTATGTAGAGGAGTCAAGTAGTGGCATACAAACATTAAAGCCGTTCTCCATAGCTCTAGTGGCGAACTTATATTCAGCGAAACAACCCTTCTGGTTTCTATCCATAAAACTAATATACAAAAAAAAAGTGACAACCTTACAGGGCTGCCACTCTTAATGAACAAAAAAATCAAATATAAAGGACTAAACAGAGAAAAACTTTATATGCTACAAATATACCCTATTGAATTCACAAAGGGGTATTGAATTCACAGAAGTTATTAACGACCTTGACCACGATTCTTCTTCTTGTAACCCTTCTGACCTACAGAAGCGTTCTTAGAGTGTACGTTTGGTCGCTTTGATTTGCTCTTTGACTTGTATGTACTAACTATCTTTCTTGCCATTTTTATTGTTTTTTTCCCAAGTTCTTCCAACAAAATACGCACCGTAAACCGTAATGAGGAGCGTTTGAAATATAGGGATATATTCCTTTTGTATCGTAAACTGTCCAATGTTGCCATCGGTAAATGCCAATACGGTAAACATTGACGTAAGAAACACCATAACAATCGGTCTGATGTTTTTCGATAGAAAGCTATCACTCTGCATATCGAGCTTCCAGCGTTCTGTAACTTGTGTTTGAGCATCATTATCTGCTTTTTCAAGTAACTCTTGTATGTTTTGCTTAGCTTGTAGGCGTTCCTCATCAGTAGTAGTGACCTTGTCTATAACGTCACCTATATCTTTCACAAGACCTCCTGTAATAAGTTGTAGTATCTTTTTCATTAGTATGTCCAGATTACTTGACCGTCCTTATCTTCATCATCAATATCAATATGAATAAAGTTGTTTGCTATGCCAATACGAGTAATCCCATACTCTATAAATAGGCGCACCAAATGAAATCTATCCCTTGAGTTAGTACACGCCACATCACAAGCTAAACCCTTTAGGTGGCTTGAATTAAGTTTCCCACCAACCTTAGCATTGTGGGATTCCGTTCTGTACCCAGATGTAATGTGAATGGGTCTTCCGTAGTGCTCACGAACTTCTTCGAGTATCTCAAGAAGCTCTTTGTCCATTAATTGACCGCTTCCTTGTATATCAGGACTATCGAATTCAAAGTAGTTAAAGTATTTCATAATTTATCTATTACCTGTTGTATTTCGTTTAAATCTACATCTAGTCTAAAAGAGAGGTCAGCAGCCCATTGCCTAACCACTTTATTTTGCTTTAGCACCACTATAGTAGGTACTGTTTGAATTTGTTCTTTTAGTTTAATGCCCTGCTCTTCAAGCCAAACAAACTTAACGTCACAACCTCTTAGTGTTTTTAAGTTTATGTTTTGGTGCTTATTCCATTTAGTATTTACGTGTAACACAGTTATATCACTTGTTTTAACCTCCCCTAAAGATGTGGGGCTAAATAACAAAAACGCTAATACTATTAAAAATCTCATATCTATCTCAATTCATACAACCTTTGCTCTATTGTTTCAAGTTTCTCAAAGTTTTTTTCTATCAGCTCTCTATTGTTCATAATCTCACTACGTATAGCATTGTCTTTCAAGTCATACTCTTGTCTTGATATAACAGGTTCAGGTAACATCATAGCTTCGTCTATCTGACCTTTCAAGCTAAAATAAAATGCTGTAACCGTACTTATACCTACAGCAAGAGACACAATAGTTTCTATTGACATACTAAATTTAGTGTCTTTTGAGAGTTCTTTACTCATTCCAAAGCCTTTTTTATTGTTGTTCAGCAGCAGCTTCAGCGTCTAAAGCATCTTGTTGTTTTTGAGCCTCTACCTCTTCAATCATTTCGTCCGTCCAAACACCTGTAACGTAGGGCTGTAAATTTTCTGGTAAATTACCAATAGGTTGTATTTCATATATGTTTCTTGAATAACTAGAAGAAATTATCACACCGTCTTCTAAAACGTCAGTGCGTTGTCTCTCTTGAAGTACCCTAGAATTTTCTACAAACTCAACTTTATCTAAAACTGTATTTTTAACTAAACTCATTTTTTATTATTTATTTATTGTGTTGTTCTATAATGTATTACTCCAGTTATTTGCCTCACACCATAACTACTATAGCCTATTGTATAATTAAAGTCATCATTACGAAGTGGAGAAGTTCTAGACTGTGAATTGTTACTTGAAAAACCAAAATACATTCCATAAGTACCCCACTTATAAGGTCTAATTTGAAAACCAACATCGCTAGTGTAACCATTCATATTCTGCCCAAAACCATAATCTCCGTGTAAAGGTGATGTTTTATTGTAGTCACTAGTGTAAGAACCTGCAACTGAAAAAGGTAAACCACCTAAAAAAGTTGCGTAAGAACCATTTAACCAATTCGTAGGTTGAGCACTACCGTTACTAAACATAATATCAATGTATACAGTAACAGAGCTACCCACTTTAACGTATTTCGAATTATCTGACCAAGAACTAAAAGACCCAACACCACTATAAAAACTTATACTTGACCCAGGTTGATAGTAAGCAATTCCAAAAGTTAAATTAGCATCACCTTCTTCAAAGTCATCTAATTCGTTAGCTGTTCCTGTGCCACCAATACGAACACCATTTGACCCCATTATTAAATTACCAGTCATTGTATCGCCAGACTTAGATACCTTACCAGCTATATCTGTTGTATTAGTAGAAATATTACTTGTGTTGGTAGATATATTACTAGCATTAGTTGCAATATCCGTATCGTTTGACGATATATTTGTTGTATTAGTAGATATGTTACCAGCATTTGTACTAATATCTGATGTGTTAGTTGCTATATTAGTAACATTAGTTGATATTCCAGATGCATTAGTTGATATACCACTTGCGTTTGTAGCAATATCAGTATCATTAGATGATATATTAGTTGCATTTGTGGATATATTTCCTGTGTTTGTAGAAATATCACTTGTATTAGTAGAGATATTACTTGTATTCGTAGTAATGTTACTTGTATTTGTAGCAATATTAGTTACGTTTGTGGCAACTCCAGACGTATTAGTAGCAATATTACTAGTATTCGTTGCTATGTCTGTATCGTTACTAGATATGTTATTAGCATTCGTTGTAATATCCCCTTCATTTGCCGTAACTCTTACGTCTAAAGCTGCAATGTCTGTGTCGTTACTGCTTATGTTAGATGCGTTTGTAGATATATTACTGGTGTTCGTGGCGATATCAGTATCATTGCTAGATATGTTTGATGTATTCGTTGCAATGTTGGATGCGTTGGTTGCTATATCGGTATCGTTAGACGCAATGTTAGTTGCATTTGTACTTATATTGCCAGTATTGGTACTTACGTCACCTTGTAGGTTACTAATATCGGTATCATTACTACTTATGTTCGAAGCATTAGTTGCTATGTTAGTTACATTTGTAGCTATCCCACTGGTATTAGTCGCTATATTCGATACGTTAGTTGCTATATCAGTATCATTACTTGATATGTTACTAGCATTAGTACTAATGTTAGACGTGTTTGTATTAACATCTGTTTGCAGGGAAGATATGTCGCTATCATTAGACGTTATGTTTGCAGTATTCGTAGAAATATTACTAGCATTAGTGCTTATATCACTCGCATTAGTGCTTATGGATGCTTCTAAGGCACTTCCATCAATATCTAATGTGTTGTTTAAAGCAGTTGTTGTTATGCCGTTAGAACCAGTTATTTCAAGTAATTCGCTATCTAAGTCAACTTGTCCACTTCCGTTATTACCGCTAAAGTCTAAATCCTCAGCAGTAACCTGAGCGTCTACATAAGCAGTAGTAGCCACTTTGGTACTATTGTCATTTAAAGACTGAGTTGTAGCAGCAACGCCATCAGCAAGAACTGAAGTGGCTGTTACATTGCCTGTCAAATCCCCTGTTACGTCACCAGTTACATCGCCTGTTAAATCTCCAGTTACATTTCCAGTGATATTACCTGTCACGTTACCAGTTACGTTTCCAGTCAAATCACCAGTAACATCCCCTGTAATATCTCCTGTGACGTTCCCTGTTACATTACCTGTTAAATTACCAGTCACGTTACCTGTAACGTCTCCTGTGACACCTCCAGTAACGTCTCCTGTCAAGTCTCCTGTTACATTTCCTGTTACACTACCAGTTAAAGTTCCTCCAGTTAGTGTGGCAGTACCATCTGTTAAAGTACCCCCTGTAATAGTTCCTGATACTGTTGGCGAATCAACCAATCCTACAGTAAGTGTTTGACCACTCGCAGAAGTTTCTATTTCATTAGCTGTTCCAGATATATCTAATACTTGGCTATCTAAGTCAACTGCACCTGTTCCACTATCTCCCTGAAAGTCTAAATCTTGAGCTGTAACATTTGTATCAACATAATCCTTAACAGCAGCACTTGTTGGTATAGATGTGTCATTATCATTATTAGCAATACCATCTGCCTCATCAACAAACTTCTCTACTGTAATGTCTTCCCCTGTGTCTTTGATAGAGCCAAAAGATACAGTGCCTGTTGCAGTTACCTGACCATCGTTGCTAAGGGTAACGCCAGTTGAGTTTCCATCACCATCGGTAATTTCTACAGCACCATCAATAGCTTCATTGTCCGAAGTTTTCAATAGACCTTTGTAAGTGTCTTTTATTTTCTGATTAGTTAAACTTGCCATTTATTTTATTTTTAATAGGTCTTTATTGTTTACTTTCAATCCTTTGTTTAAGTATTGTTTCAACTTAATCACATTTTCCTTTTTAGGTTTATACTTGCTTATAGATTCCATCCGTGAAATAATGCGTCTTTATCTGGGTAAATATCTTCATTGCTATTCGTGTAATACTCTGGAAACTTAGAATCCGCATTAAAGCTCATATAATCTATAAATCTTTGAGTATAATACTCAGCATAATCTCTCTCTCTACTAATTAATAAATCAACCTCTTCTTTGTTGGCGATTGAACTGTTTTCTGAATTATGCTTATATACGCCACCATTAGCGATTGTGTACGCTGCAAACGGAAGGTACTCAGCCATAGCGTAGTGAATAAGCATAGGTTGAATATAGTCATTAACAAGATTTAAATAATCACCTATCAAATCTCCATCAATAATATTTTGACTAATCTTGTCGTACAAGTCAGTGCCCATATAATTTCTAACGTGAATTTCTTGCGCTATCTTAATGAACTGAATGAATTTGTCAGTGTCTACCGAACCACTCATCGCAGTGTTCTTTATAAGGTCAGCTCTCTTTATGAATAATGCAGTTGCCATATTATTATTCTTCTTCTATTTTAGGTTCTTCATCAACTTGGTCTTTCTTTATACCAGTTTCTTTTTCTATCTCACTTTCAGATATAGCGTTTGTCAGGTCAGTAAACTCAAGTGGCTGTAATGTCTTGAAATATATATCAAGCTCAATACCATTGTACATAAGCAGCTTCTCAAGCTCATCTAATATAGTTACTTGCATTGGGCGAATAACAGTATTGTCCATAAGCACAGAAGCCGTCTGAAGCTCTTCTGCGTTGTTTCCAAGACCAGTGGAGTCTTTGATGCCAACAAGCATAGGAGATACGATTCTGTGAGATACCATTACCTTACGCATAGATTCATCAGACAAGAATTGATACTGCTGGTGAGCGTCAGATAACTGTACAGGCTCTATTGTAGCTGCAAGCTCCTTAGAGTCGTTAAACGCCAATATAAAGCGACCTGCGTTAGAACTACCGCTAAACTTCTCAACGATACTTCTCTCAATCATCTCTCTTTGCTCATCTGGTGGAACACCGTTGTTGAAGTTGATAAGCATAGAAGGTGCGAGACCATTCTGAATGTTATTGATGTGATAGTTCGCTACTTCCTCTTCAAGTTCTGCATATTGTAATCCACCCTGATAATCTACTGGCGAATAGTATTTGTAACCAGCACGGTAGGGCTTGATGTAAAGAATCTCAAGTGGTGATTTAGATTGACCGAAAGCAGGAATTCTCTTTAGCTTATCTGATTGTCTGTACTCTCCCCAATTAGAGTGGTAAAAGTAAGCCTCTATCTCGCCTTTTGAATTGCATTTCTCAGCTCTAAGCGTCTCTACAGGCATATGCTCAACCTGAGCAATTTTCTTCCTGTCTTTAGTGTAAATGACCTGTAAGGCAGCTTGACCCATCATTTTGTAATCGTAGCAAACTTTCTTCATACAGTCCTTAGAGAAGAGCTCTTTCATCTCGTCATACTGGCTTTGCTTTTCTTTTCCGTCAGTAGCATCAAGTCCTTTGCCGTAAATCATTTCTGCAATACCGTTGATTGCAGCGTTGTTTGTTGGCGAACCATTATACCTGTCAATCAGGAACTCGAAGTAGTTGTTGTCATCGCCATACGAAATCCAGTCTTGATTACTGTACTCCTTAATGTCAGGGCGTGAATATGACTCTAAGTTTACGATGTGTATCTTACCATCTTTTGCTTGAGGCATAGTTCTTCTATTTGTGTTTCTTTTAGACTTACTCATAATATAACATATTCGTTGTTGTAAGTTGACTCTACTACATAATCATTCTTGTTAGGGTCATACTTATCGTAATCTGTTTGGTCTGTACAGAACATCATACCCTCGTACAGTTCTCCGTCAATATCACTTAATTTAATCGTGTAAAATGTGCCTTCTTTTAAGTAGAATATAGATGTTATAGTAGAAAACACATCTCCATATTCATACACAAAATCTGGGTCTTGATTCCAATCAACATCTAGTTCATTGAAGTAGAAGTCTGTTGTCTGCCAATAATACTCAGAGACGTAATTAGAATCTCTGTTAGTTGACTTATCAATCAGAGTCATTGTAACAACTCCGTTGTTCTGTCTTCTTGGTATAACTTTAAGCACCTGTGTGCTATTAGATGTATTTAAGACGTGCATACTAAAATAATAAAAACAGCACTTTTTGTTTTTAGCGTATAAAAAAAAGGGGATGTAAAACACCCCCTATTAAATCTATAACCCTATTGAATTTAGTTAATTGCCGAAGGGTCTCTTTGAGTAGATTCTGTAGCTGTAGCACTTGACATACCTGCAAATGGGTCAGCGTTAGTACCGCCATCAACAAATGAAGGCATACGAAGCTCGTTAGCAGTTAGTGTAAGTGTATATCCATTCAAATCACCCATAGCAGTACCAGTAACAGCAGTACCGCCAGTAACATCAGCACCGTTTTCAGCACCAACTAATAAGAACTTATCATCGAATGTTTGAACAACAACGTGAGGTCTCCCGTACGCCATTAGTTTCAATTCTTTGTTGTCCTCTTTAGTCAGCTTGAATAAAGTGAGGTTTACGACTTGCTCAAAGAATGTAGTTCCGTTCTCAAGAGAAGACGTAATGTTAGTTTCAAGGGAAGAGTTACCTTTAACGTCGTAAGTGTGGTAAGTGAAAGTCCCATCCATATTAGTGATTTCATCGCTACTACCAAAACTTAAAGTTCCTAAGTCTCCGAAATCTACAAAGTGAATTTTCTTAATACCACCAACGGCATCCTTACAAGGTCTCAATCTTCCGCCAGTTAAATCACAAGCCATATTATAAGTATTAAAAAGGGGGTGGGTTTAGCACCCCCATATTAGACGATTAATTATTAGGTGTAAAGAACGATGTCAGAACCGATACCATATTGGACACCAGCAGTGAATCGCATTACGATACGGACATTTTGACTTCCGTCAAGGTCTGCCATATCAATAACTTTAACTTCGTTGTGGTCAGATAATAGACCAGTACCGAAATACAAGTTAGATGTCTCAGCAGCTACAGCATCGTTATCAGCAAGACCATTAGCAACAAACAAAGGAATACCTTGAAAGTTCATATCAGTTTTACCGACATTGTATAAGTCTCTGTAACCTAAAGCAGCTTGTGCAGATACATAAGCCTTAGCGATGTTTGAAGAAACGTAGATTTTCAAATCTTCTTTTCCATAAACAGCAGAAGGAATTGCATCAACGATTTTCCCAAGTTCAGCGATTACGTTAGCAGAAGTAACAGTAGTACCTGTAACATCTACAACAGTTCCGTCAGCAGCTAACAAAGTAGATAGACCGTCAAACTCACCAGCAGTAGCGTCAGTACCCTGCCAGATGTTTTGCTCAGTTTGCTCTGCAACTTTAGCAGCAACGTGACCGATTAGGAAATCAGCGAATTTAGGAGGCAAGTTGTCATAGGCAGAATAACCCATTTGAACAGCTTCCCAATCAGAACGGAAATCCTTCTTACAAAGCTCAAGGTTTACTTGAAACTCTTCAGGTTGGAGAATACGCTCTGTCAAAGTCAAAGAACCAGCGTCAGTAAAATCACAAGAAGCGTTCCCAATAAGACCGCTTGTAGCAACTTTCTTTACAACTTCTTTGTACTTTACATTAGGCTTTACAGTAATACCGCCTTGTGCGATTGTATTACCGCTTAATAGAGCAGCAGAGATGTACTTTCCAGCAAACTCTCCTGCGTATGTAGTAGTAATTGATGGAGTTGGCATAATTTATTTATTATTTAGTTTATTTTGGACATTACTCGGTCAAGTGTCGAAAGAGGGCGATTTTGACCGAACTTAAAGCCCTCGTTTTTAGATTGTTTTTCGTCTGGATTGTGTGCAATAGGCTCAACTGCTGGTTCAGCAGATAACTTTTCAACCTGTGCGCTCAATTCAGCTTTTTCTTGCTCGTAAGATTCTTTATCCTTACCCATTTCACCTTTCATTGACTCAATCATATCTTTGAGTTCAGCGATTTTAGAATCGAATTCAGACTTGGAAACATATTTATCATCTTCTAATTCCTCTTCTTCTTCTTCAACTTCTTCTTCTTCTTCCTCAGCTTCTTTCTCAGCTTCGTCTTCTTCAGCAAGTTTTTCTTCAGTAGATTCGTTAGATAGTTCTGTAACCTCTTCGGTTACTTCGTCTTCAGACAATGCAACTTCTTCCTTGACTTCAACTTCAGGAGCAACCTCTTCAGCAGATACTTCTACGTTCTCTACTTCTTCTTTTACTTCTTCTGCGTTAATCATAGAAAGTTTCTGCATAATGTCTTTTAATATAAGAGTTGCTTTACCTTCCATAATAAAATTTTAACTTTAAAGTATATAATAATAACTAGTAATAATTCCTCTGTTAGATTTTGCCCACACCTTGAGCTCTTAATGTTCCGTCACAGCATTTCCTTGAATACGTCCTGCCGTTCTTACATAAGCACCCACGTTTTGAATTGCGTGGAGATGTAGTGCTTGGTGTTTCTTCTGTCTTTTTCATTTCTTATTGCTTTTAGGGTGCTTCTTAGGTAGTAAGTCGTAATCAGTTATATACTTGGCGTTTTGTGGTCTTCCGTTCTTTAGCAGGTAGATATAAGCATTAACTCTCGCTTGTGCCCACTGCTCGGCAGACTTTACCATTGGACTGTGTGAAGTTTGAAATGCACCTACTCCACGTTGATATACAGATTTCAGTTGACCTACAGTTGTTCCGTAGCCTAGTTTAGATTTATACTTCTCGTTGAAGTCACTAGCTTTCTTCTGTAAAGACTTTAACACTCTGGCTGGAACAGATACTCCCCTTCCCTTCCCAGCAGCTCCCTTTGGATTGCTATCGCTACCTCGTCTTGGAGCAGGGTTTTTAGTATCGGAATTTGGAGCTTTCGGGCTTCTAATAATTCTTCCTTTGTCATCGTATTTAGCTAATTTATGTTCCTTGCAAGGCATATACCAAGTATCGCCATCTACATCGTGAGTGTGATATCCTTCACAACCTATGTCCTTTGCAATCTTTAATGCTTCCTCTTTTGTATCGTAGGCGAGTCTTCCGTCAATCTCTTTAGAAGATAAGTCTAGCTTAGATTCCTGAGAGTTTATCTCGTCAAGTTTACCTTCTGCCCAACGAATACCTTCTTCTCCTCCCCAAGCATCCCAAAGAAGACCACCACAACCTTTGTTGTACGGTTCACTCTTCTTTTTCTCAAATCTGTTGTAAGATGCCATCTCAGATATCAAACAACGAGACAGTGGCTTACCTTCAGCTAATAGTTTAGCAAATTGCCACGCTTGAGGTGTTCCGCATCTTGGTTTATTACTATCATAGTATGCAAGAGCTTGTTTAGCGTTCTTTCTGGCTGCGCTAGGGTAATCCTTATACGACTTATCATACAATCCTAATTCAAGCTCCTCAGTCAGCTCGTGACAGTCGCAATTAAGCTCTAATTCGCCTAATTCACGCAGTTTAGACCTGCTCCATCCTAATGCTGCCTTTCCACCCCATAGAAGGTATGAAATTGTGCCACAAGCCTTAGAATCGCTTGGGTCATAGTATTCGGCAGCTCTTGACAAGTAAGAATACATCCTCTTTATCGTGGACACACTGAGTTTTTCACCCCTACTGAGCTGCTGTGCTCTTATTTTCCCCACAGAGGTGGCACACTTATTGTTTACCTTCTTATTTAGCTCAATACCACGCTTTGCGTTGTTTCTAACGCCACTTCCATAATCTCCGTATGTAGCGAATTCGTATTTGTCGCCAAGAATTACGTTAGCAACCTCTAGTAGTATTTGTTTAGCTTCATTCTCTTCCTCTAGGTTTTCTATCTGAGACATAGCTACCTCATCAGTAAAGTAGCCCTCAATAGAGAAGCCTTTTACTTTACCAGACTTGACGTAGTCATCCCAAACCTCTTCATTGTTTACCTTCATAGATACCATCCAAGTACCTACAGGCATATCTAAACCGTATTTACGGCTCTTGTCGTGCACTTTATCCTCTACAATCCAAGATTCTACCACAGACAGTCCGTTAAGCTCTGCTTGGTGCTCTAAAGTGCTTTTATTTTGATTGCCACGCATCAAGAATAACTCCGATGCCTTACGCACAGTGTCTTCAGAGAAGTAGATGTAGTACTCATCCTCGCCATTACGCCTGTAGATGTTCTTGTTGGGGATTAGTGCTGCACCCATAAGAATCTTCTTTTCCTTATCTACTTCAGCAAGTTTGACTTCTGTTTCTTTGGATAGTGCAATAAAATTCTCTTCTATTGCTGGCTTCTCTACTATTGATATGGCATCTATGCCAGAGAATAACCCTTCTTCGTCTATAAAAAGCTCTATAATTCTCATACTATTATATTAACCGAATGATGCGGTATTTGTTATGTTTCTATCTAGTTCTTGTTGTGATGATATATCTTTACCTACAACAAATGCTTTTACTGGTTTAGCTTGCTGACCTGCAACGGATTCAGCTAACTGAGATGTCTGAGATGCGCCAACAACATTAAAGTCTGGTGCTTTAATTTGCATACCTCCGCCAGCTCCTCCGCTACCGCCAGCTCCACCGCCACTAACAGACCCCTTGTACTTTTGTCGAGCTATATTGGCTACGTTGGCAAGTCCAGCAACTAACGCTACTCTTTGCGCTATATATGCACTTGAAATTGTGCCTGGTACTGATGGTACAAGTTGAGAGCCAAACGCTAACCAAGACGACTCATAGGTATTCATTAACGCTCTACCTATCCTTGCTGCCTTATCAATCTTAAATTGTTTTCGTGCAATCTTATCTTTATCTTTCTCCATCTTCTCACGAATCTGGGTTTGCAATTCAGCATTACCTTCAGCAGCTTCCATCTCTCTGCTATACCTTTCCTCTATCTCTACAGTTTGATTGTGGGCTGTAACACCAAAAGTTTCAGTTAGTGCGTCAGATATTTTACTGTACTGCTCATTTATAAAGTCAAACTTTTCCTGTTCTAATGCCTGTTCCTCTAAAGCAATCTTTCTTTTTAAGTCTAATAAGTCAAGTTCAGCTTGAGCTTTTATCTCCATACCCTTTTCATTCAACTCAACATCTTTACTAGCCATCTCAAAATTACTCTGAGCTAAAGCCTCATCTTCCCTAAGACTCTCTAAATTTCTTTCTCTTGTATTGAACGCTTGTTTTACGCCCATTTCATTTATAGCGTCTAAATTCGCAGCACGAGAATCTAATTGCTTCTCTTCTAAAGCATCTACCTTTTCCTGTTCTGTCCTAGACTCATCAAACCTCTTTCTTTCAAGCTTAACTCTTTTTGTGTCAAAGGATTCTTCGAGCCGAATCATAACCTCATCGTGCTCACTTTTAGCATCTTCTAAGGATTTATCGTAATCAATCTGAGCTTGTTTCTTTTCAGTATCAGTAGCCTTAGATTTCATAAAATCTTTAAGCCTCTGAGCTTGTTTCTCCTTAAATACGTCTAATCTTATTTTAAGCTCTGCCTTAGCGTTTTCTTCTTCGATGTTTATTATTTCATCGGCAGTTTTCATCTGCTTATCTATAGCCTTTTGTCTATAGCTCTCTTCAAGTTTATCAAGATTTAGAATACCTCTTTTAAATATCCTCTCTCTTTTTCCATTTCCTTTTTCGTTCTTGTCATTAACAATTATAATGTAATCGTCTATTATGTCAAGACGTTTCTTGTATTCTGTGGCTATTGTGGTAGATTCCTCTTTGTAATTCTTTATCGCATTTTCAGTTTCAGTTACTACCGCCTGAATCTGACCAACTCTTTTAGCGAAGTCAATTTTTAGGTTTTCGTTTGTATTGTCATTAGCTTGTTGTACGGCTTTTTGAAGTTGTATTCTTTGGTATGCTAAATCATCTTCTGCTTTCTGTTGTTTAAGTAAAACCTCGTACAATTCTTCATCTTGCTCACCCTGAACCTTCTGATACTCTTGAATTGCAGCTCTTGATAAAGCCTGTTCCTTTAATTTCTCTATGTACCTTTCAACTGCTGCTGTAGCTTCATCTGTATTTTCAGCTGAAGTTAATATAGAGGCGTTAAAATCTGGATATTCTTTGTTTAGTTTTTCTAACGCTATAGCTTTCTGCTCCTCAGATTGATTTGAATCTAATAGTTTGCCGATATAAATGTTGAAGTTACCAACAAGTTCTTCTGTAGCTTTAGAGTAACCTTTAGTTAAGTTAGTTAATTCTCTTAGTCTTGGGCTTAAACCATTAAATGATTTAACGAAATCAAGAACCTTTTTACTTTGAAGAGCACCAATCAATAATTGAACAGCTAACAAAACACCACCTGTGCCCATTAAGGACTTACCTAAATCTTTCAGTGACGCAAGCATACCTCCAGATGTTTTAGCGAAGCTACCAAATAAACTCACTAATTGAGATAGGTTGTTAGCCATAGCCGTAAACCCATAACTCGCATCAGAAGCCAATCGGCCAGATTCAAGTAAGATTGCGTTGTTAAGTCCAGCTTGTGTTTTAGTTGCTTTCATCTGAGCTGCCGTCTTACCTGTGGCAGACGCAAGACCAAGACTTGACTTTGCAGCAGCAATGTTTATATCTTTCTGTATCTTTATCTGCTCATTTACCTTAGCTACCTCAATAGCTTCTTGTCTCTGTAAGTCAGATAATTTCTTTGTTGCGTTAGATAGTTGGTCTGTTGACTTACTAGCTCCCTCAGCTCCTTTGAGCTGTATGGATATTATGATGTCTTGTTTAGCCATTTCTGTATGATTTTGATTCTTTAACCCTTCTTACTGTCTCTTTTACATCATCCCAATTACTTGGTGCTTTATATAGTCCTTTAGCGATATCTGCGTTGTGAGATACGCCATACCAATCAGAAAGCTGCAATAAATCTATAATATCTTTTATCATAATACGTTTAGTAGTTCTAATTTAGACTCCCCTGTTTTTAGGTTGGTGTTTATTGAATTTATTGTAAATACTTTGTCGCCAATCTGAAATCTATCGTTTAGCTTATAATTAAGTAATACACTATTCGGTAAATGTGCTGTTAGCTTGAATATGCGTTTCTTTGGATTAAAAGCGTCTTCTATATACGTTTGATAGAAGTTCTTAAATAGTGAGTTCGTAGAACCTCCATAGTCACTTATAGTCCACTCGTCAACTTCATTATCAAAGTTTAGTGTGTAACTTGGAATCCTGTACAACTTAAATGCATCTCCATTATCAAAAACATCATCCTCGATACCGATAATATTTAAGCCATCTATAGATACAACTCTAGTTACTATGTTGTCTGTTGTGTTTATTATGTAATCACCTATATCTGCTGCTGACCCTAAGTAGTTAGATTGAACCTTGTATGCGGTTGAGGTTGAGTTAGTGCCAGTATAAAGTGGCTCTTCTAAAGAATATCCTCTTTCATTTGTATTAGATGGTCTAAAGTAATTTGACAACTGAGTGTGAGTATTACTTGATGTCTGATAATTTATTCTGTAAGTTGTCCCTGTGTTCTCCCTTAGACCATAAAACAATACTGGCTTTGTAAGTACAGGGTCAAAATTAGCTGATGGATTCCCTTGAGCCTCAATGTCAGAAGTGTTTGGCTTAAAGTTATCTCCAGCAGAATAACCCCACATAATGTTAGTTCTTGCATTATCGTCCTCATCAAAAAGTCTCTCGTACTTCATATGCTCGAATGGCAACTTTATCTTGTATGGCTTA